ATTAAAAAAACCAATCAGTTATTTCAGTAAAATCTTCTCCAACAGATTGAACAATTTCATCAGCGCGATACATAGCATATTCAAATGCTTTAAATCCATCTGTTTTACGTCTGACATCTTCTTTTTTAACATATTCTACATTGCCATCACCTTTAAGTCTCCTTAATACGTTTTGAGTGTACCAACGCATCATATCATTATCTCCGAAGTTCACTTTTAAGTTGGCAAACGCATCCTCTATTCGTGGGGCAAGTAGGTTGTCAATTGCTCTTGGATTATTGATTATTTCAATTTTATCAACAGAAATTTCTTCTTTTTTACCTTTTGGAAGAGTAAAGCCAAATTCTTCGAATGCTGGCCCCAAAATGTCTAACCTAAATCTATCTCCGCAAATTGCTTTAAATTCAAGCCCTTCTTCATCCCTCATTTTTGCAAACCAAGCTGCAACATGTCTCGGATTAATACTTGGTTCATCAAGGACTGTCAAGAACCCTTGCTCTTCCCATTTCTTAATTGGAGCATATTGTTTTTTACCATTAATAGAATCTTTTGGCTTAGAATATCCATATATTTGGTCAACAAAAGCTTTTCTAACAAAGCTGTGAGATTTAAAAACATAAGTATCATCAATTCTAAAGAGCGCTCCAACTGACGCAAAATCTCGGATAGAGGCAAAGTCAAATCCACCCACCGCAGATAAGCCTCTTGTATCAGGAAATTCTTGTTTGGTTGCCACTAATTCTTCATAAGTTGCCACACTACGTTCAGTATCAGTAACAGGAAGGTCCATTCTTTTCGTCATGAATTCTTCACGACCACTTGGTTCTTCTTCTAAATCATCATAATCTTCGCAGACCGTTTCAAATAATCCTTGAGCATATTCAGACATTGGTTCAGAAAACATAGGATTAGCCAATTCCCATTTGTCTTTATCGTCAACTTGTCGTTCATCATCGAGCTTACATATAAAGGGGAAAATCGCATTCCACTTTTTGGAAGTTCCATCTAAAACGCGTTTGGCCAAATCTTTCATTCGGTCAATGAAGCCATCTCGAACATATCCATCAGTTCCAATATAAAATTCTCTTGGATTAGGTCTTTTCCCTAATCCAGAGATATGAACTTTAACATCTTTATTGCTTTCATATTGGTGGATTTCATCAAAAACAACTGCCCCATCTCGTAAACCATCCTTTGTATTCCCATTGGAGGTTCGGTATTTTAAAATGGACTTCGTTTGGATATTTTTGATTTCTTTTTTTCCAGGTTTACCAAATAGCTTTTCTAATTTTGAGTTGCTTTCTATGGTATCGTAAATTTCATCAAAACTTGTTTTTGCCTGATCCTCACTATTAGCAACAATTGAAATATTATATTTTTTTATTCCATGCATTGGAGTAGATAAATAACTTATAATTCCAGATATTAATCCATTTTTTCCGTTTCCACGTGCAATCATAATGAAAATTTTTCGATAAACGTTCCGATGATTCTCAGTAAAATAAAGGAAGATAAAACTGATAATAAATTTTTGGAAATCTTCCAAAGGAAAGAACCATTTTTCAATGTAATTAATGCAATTTTCTATCTGCTTTGAATCAAAATATATTTCTCCTGATGCTATTCTTGGCTCAATTTCACGCTTTATATAATTAACTAGATCAACACGTTCACGATTGAATTTAACAGTTCCTGCATAGTAACCGTCAATATAATCTTTAACGTATTTAATCATGTAAACTCACTCCAATCTTCGCCTGACTTTGGATTACCCCCATTATTACTTTGACGTTTTAATTCAAACCATTCATCAAGTTTTATTAAAGCAGCATTGACTCTCACTTGCTCAGAAATTGCTGGATTTGTTTTCTTAATCATATAATCCCCTGAAGGAACATAAATAACCGCTCCTTCTTCCGAGATATCTTCTCCTAATTTCTCAAAAGTAGCTGCCAAACCACAATACCTATGAACTTTTTCTAGTTCGGAGGCCTTGCTTTTATCAATCAGCGAAAACAATTCTTGAAAAAGCTCTTCATCAATCTTTTTGTTTTCAATTTCTTCCTTTTTTTCAGAACTATTTTCAGATATTTCATCCATAATTGTTAAATAAGCTTTAATATCAGTGATTATTTCTTGTAATTCAACATTCAAAACTTCCGAAATTATCACCCATATTTTTTATTTTTAGGATTACGTTTACCGCTAGAATAAAGGGAGAGTTGGCTATTATTAACTTTGACATCTTTTTCTTCTAAGAGCTTTTTTAACTCCGAAAAACTCATTTTTTTACTGTCTAAAATTTCTTTTAATCTATTTGTTGCCATTTTCAGCCCCTTTCATAAAAATCGTTCGTTTTTTTGGTTAGTTGACCCCAACCGGTCTGGGAAAAATTGAGAAAAACAGGCGTTTTTTTCGGACGGGGGGGTATATTTTTATTTGTGAGAGAAAAAAATCCGAACAATTAAATTAAAATTCAAAAATTTCATCATCAAATTTATTCTCTTTGCATCTATTGTGTCTTTTGTTATGGCAATCATGGCAGAGTGTTCTGAGATTGCTCAAGGTCAAGGCTAACTCAGGATGATACTCTAGCTCCATGATATGATCTATCTCTAGCGTTGCATTCTTTGATGTTGTAACCAACCCTTGAGCCTTGCACCAGATACACTCATAATGATCACGCTTAAGAATAAGTTCTCTAACTCTTAACCACTGAGATGAATTGTAGAACTTAGTTCTATCTGCTGGTGTCATGACTGCATCTATTGGAACTCCTGTTATCTCTTCTTCATACACATATTCAGCATACAAAAAAACCCGTTCATAAAACGGGTGATTTTAAAAGTCATTCTACAAAAGGTTTAATCAATAGTCCATCACAATAAGCTGCAGCAAACTCCTTTGTTGCTCTATGAATATAAGTTCTAACTGTTGACTCATCATAGTAATTATCAAGGGCAATCTTATCTATCTTCTGCCCTTGGATAAAATGTTTTTCAAATAACATCCTATCATCAGAGCGTTTAATCTCTTGTAAAGCTAACCTTACTTGTGACGACCTCCTTGCCCTCCTACTTCTTTTAAACAAAGTTCTCAAGTTAGTACGGATAATATACCACTCATCATCTGATATATCGATTGTCCCATAAGCACTCTCAAACAAGTCTAATTGGTTTTTCTTTCCCATATCATCTCCTGACTATGCTATAATATAATTAACTTTTAATTCAGCAGAGTCAGCGAGAGCTGGCTTTTTTGTTGTTATTGTTCAGTTCCAAATACAATCACTTGAATATGATTTCGTCCTAGTTCATAAAATAACTTAGCCAAATAAAATTTCGAGTATGATAGTTCATCTACAAAAAGTTTAGTGAATCTCATGCTTCTTAATTCATCAATCAGATGTTCAATATTTGCTCCTACAAGAATTCTTTTTTGTAATTCTTTTGGGAAGTTGTGGCGTTTAATTGTACTATTCGGAACCAAGCACAAAGCTAATTCATCATCCTCCATAAGTTCAATGATTTTAGTGGTCTTTCCGCTACCTCTATCTTGATTATTTATTTCTAACATTTTTATCCTTTCGTTAAATAAAATCAATTGTTTTGCCAGTCTTTAAATCTAAAAGAATCGGTTCATCTTTATCAGATAAATTATCTTTAGCAAATCCAATTGCTGTTTCTTTATCAAAAAAGTATTTTTCAGTAACTGTAGGCTTAATCATAAAAAACCAACTTGGTTTATACAAAACCTTAAATTTATAATGGTCCTTAACAGTATTCTTTAATTCATAAAGCTCATCTCTAAACTTATCATTTGCCTTTTGCAAGTCATTAATTCGATATTCTAACTTTTTAAATTTATTAAACATTCTATTCGACCTCGATTCCAAATCCGCCTTTTCCGTCCAATACAAGATCCCCGTCTATTGTAAACATAATCCACAACCAATCGTTCGTTTCTACTTCAGCATATTTAAAGGGACCAGGTTTTTCTCCGTTAGTCATAGCCATTACAATATCATTGATAGGTGAATACCACCAGTCCGTTTCCCCTATTAAAAATTCATTTAGCTTATGTTTTTTAAATTGACCAACTTCTAATAGCACTCTTTGAATTAATGGTACTTGTTCATTGTCTTTCATCTTATTCCTCCAGTTGAGTTTAACGAGTTCCCAGCTCATATTTTTAATGATGAATCACATCATCCAATTAGGTAAAGGATGATTGGATTGAATGCCCATATCACCACTTCCTTCTTCAGCTAAAAATATAGCGTCCTTAAAATGTTCTTTCCGTATTTGTAACCAAGTTTCAGAGTCATAAAATATTTTTTCCCGCTCCATTCTATCTCTCACTTTCAAAGCCTTAAACATTGAGATAGGCTTTTTCTTTCGTGAGAATCCATTACGTGTCACGCGCTCATATCCTACAATTGTTTTTGTAGTAGTGATCTCTGAATTACTTCCATAAGTTTTTATAGTTTCATAGATTGGTTTATTCATTCATTAACTCCTAATAATTGTCCCAATTTGTTTTACTTTTGAGATTAGCAAGTTCTGTCTCGACATGAGCCAACTTATCTTTTAATTTGAGATTCTCATGCCGAACTAGCTTAGAATAGCTGTAAACATAGCCACCCCAAACAATTAATGCAATACCGATAATGATTAACCAAGATACAAGTATGGTCATATTACTTATCCTTTCCGTCTACGATTGTTCCGCCAGCTCCTTGAACTGTAACCCAACCATGTTTTTCTCGAGCTTCAGCTTCTTTATATTTAATAAGGTTGTCAGTAATTGATTTATCAAGAACAGCATTTCCTTCTGCTTCCTTGCTCTTTGTATATAAATCAGCGTCAGCTTTTTCTTTTGCTACATCAGCGTCTTTCTTGGCATTAGTAATTGCAGTCTCAGCATCTTTCTTGGCTTTCTCATTTGCCTGGGTAGCAGCAATGATTCCGTCAATTGTCTTTTGAGTTTCAGCATCAACATCAGGAACTCCGAGTGTTACATCATCAAGAACATAGCCTTGAGTTTCATAACGAGCTTTTAGGTTTTTTAGAATATCTGATTCTAAAGATGTTGCTTTTCCTGTCAGCACATCGAGGATAGAATGTTTAACATATTCATCACGTAGTGCATTTTGAGCCTGAGTCCGCAACCAACCATTTTCCATATCATCTTGAGTGACATTACCAAACTTCTTGTAAATATCTAAGACTTTATCAGTCTCAGCATGATAAGCAATTTTAACTTCAATGTTTACCCGTTTACCATCAGATGTTGAGACAACAATCGAGTTATCTTTTTTCTTGCCCTTGTTGTAATCAACTTGGACCATCTTAACCGGAAACTCTACAATGTCATTAATAGGTGTGATTTTAAATCCTGGTTGAATTACTTTTTTAGAAACTACCTTCCCTGATGGACTGATTTCAACCCCAACATTACCATTTGATACTCCACAAGCTGTAAGCAAAAGCATGCCTGCTGCTGCAAATGTTCCGACTGCTAATTTTTTAGATGTTTTCATATTATTTATTCCTTTCAAATTGCAAAAATGCAAGAGCAGTTTTAATACTTGCTCAGGTATAACGAAAGTTGCTTGACCTTTTAATGTGAATGACAGCTTTGCACCTGCTTTGATAGAACTTGTTCTAAAACATAATTAAGGTTTCATCTGTTTTAAAAAGTTCAACAATTATTTTATTGTTCTGCCCCCAGAACCTATCCACAATGAGTGGCGCTATCTGTGCATCATCTATAAAATAACGGTAGTGTTGCATATAATCCTGAAAACCTTTCATGAGATTATCACCATCTGGGCGCGTGGTCTTACGCTTACCCCAATTTCTTTTAACCTCTGTACCATAAATAAAGTAAACTTTTAATGTTATTGCTATCCCTTTATCAAAAGGAACTTTGGGCTTATTCATTAATAAATTCTTTTGTAATTCATAGTTAGCAGTATTCCCTCTGTTATAACTTCTGAGTTGCCCCTTAACTACTTTTATTCCTTTTTGCTGCCGTGTAGTTGGCATCTTATCCATGAAGAACTCAAATTTCACGCGCAAATCCTTTCTTAATCTATATGTTTATCAAGCCATTTTTCAGCTTCTGACATTTTATAATTTCCTCTTTTTCTCAATAAAATATTAATAATTTCGTTTTACATTAACTCACATCATCAAGTAGATCTAACTCACGTTTTCTTTTATCAACCCGTTTTGTCGCGATATCAAAGTATTCTTTACTCAGTTCAAATCCGATAAAGTTTCTCTTAGTATTGAGACAGGCAATTGCTGTGGTTCCAGACCCCATACAATTATCTAAAACTGTATCTCCCTCGTTTGTATAAGTTTTTATCATATACTCAAACATGCTGACTGGTTTTTGAGTTGGATGCAATTTCTCTTTATCTTTTGGAAAACTAATAATTGCTTTTGGATATCGTAAATCAGAATATGCTTCTTTAAATTCAAAATGTTCTCGAGGTTTCCATGAACTAGAAATTGCAATATCACTCTCAATAGGCCGCCTTTTTCGCATTTCTCCTTTAACCATTTGAGGGTTGTAAATTCGCTCACATTTCCTACTTTTTTTGAACTCTGCTTGTTCTTTTGATAAATCTTCAAATTCTCGAAAGCCTTTCATCTGGTGTACTTTATAAAGTTCCTGAAGCTCTTGATAAGTTTGCTTTGTGCATAAGGCAAACTGTAAAGAATCTGGTCGTAAGAATCTAGAACATTGATTCCCTTTAGTATTAGGATGTAACTCGATAAAATCTTTTGATATTTCATTGTGAGGTTTCCCTATATATTCAAATAATTTGCGTCCATATTCTCTTAATGGATGTGCCTTTTCATAATCATTACTGCTAAAATCTTTATTTTGAAACAGCAGCACATCTTCAAAATTTTTCAAAGGTTGTTTTTTGGCCAGTAAAGGATTACCTGTATTTTTCTTATCCCAAATCCATTGATGAGAAAAATTCTTTTTATTAGACATGATCAACAAAGCACTAAACGGATTACTTGCTGTAAGCAAAGCCCAGCCATTTGGCCTAAGTATTCGCTTGTACTCCTTCCACAGTTTATCTAATGGAATAACATTATCCCATTCCAAATCTGTTGTACCATAAGGTAAATCACAAATTACTGCATCAACTGATCTGTCAGGAATACGTTTCATTCCGTTTAAGCACTCTTCGTTGTAAATTTTATTAAGTTCAATCATATTAATAACCCCTTTTCTTTCTAGGCTCAGTGATTGATAATCAAGTGTCTACAATCACTTTTTTTACTTTGCAACGTTGTATTGGCACCACCTCCTTTCTTACTTTATGTTTTACTCACTCTTTTTCTTGGACTCGTCAAGGTCTGAGCGGTTGAAATCTCTTACGTACCACCACCACTTGCCGCATCTTTTACAAAATATATCTTTATGAAATGTTTCAGGCTTATGCCCGAACAGCTTACACATTAGTTTCATTAGTTGTCCTCCAAAACTATAAATATTTCTCTTTTTTGAGAGTCAATACCCCAATTATTTAAAGTTCTATATAGTAAGTCAGAACTTAATGCACAAGATGGATATTTTCCCTTCCATCCAAATTTGACTTTATTAGTTGAAATTTCTATTTCATAGTACTCTGAGCCTTCAATATTGTACGAATCTAATAATTCTTTAAGCGTCATTCAATCCCTCCCCACCAGTCATTGACCAGCGATATTAGTTTCATTCCGCATCAATAGACAGGACTTTACATGAAACTGCGCACTGTCAAGTGAATTCCAGTATTTAATCTCCTTAGGAGACATTCTCTCAACTATCAATTTATCTCCAATTCCTAATTCATTCTAATCGGTGTAGCTAAGTGCAACGTATTACTAGAAATTTCACTTTCTACAATAAATGGTCTGACCTCACTTAGAACTACAAGCTTAACTACTTCACTCCCTTTCGGAAGATGATTAATTGCATTGAGAATATAGTTAGGATTGACTCCAAGTGTTATCTTTTTGCCTTCACTTAGCAACGGTAATTCTTGGTGATAATTAAAAAGCGAGAATCCTAAATTATCTGTGATTAGTTGAACTGTATTCTCACTAAACTCAAGCCGAATCGTAGTGTTATCATCTCCACCATCACTGAGTTTTATCATTCTTCTCAATGCTGTTTTAAATGATTTTGCATTAATTTCATAGCTTGTCATTTCTTGCCTATCAGGAATCAGACGTTGAGTGTCTGGGTATTCCTTATCATAGAGTTCCCACTCAATAGACATCCCTTTGCTTTTAAAACAAATCTCAGTATCATGAAGCTCAATGGTTATAACTCCTTCTTTACCAAAGAATTTATTGATGTTTTTAGATACAATCTCTGGAATCAACAAATCAAACTCAGTCTGTTGACTAGTTTCAGCAGCATATCGCGCCATACAGCGAGAATCTGTAGCTTCAATCAGCAATTGATTATCTTTTAATTTGAAATGAACATGATTAAACAAAGGGCGGCTTTTTAATTTACTGATAGAGTAAGCGACTTCTTTAAAAAGATTTGATAAACTTTCTAATTCAAACTTTCCAACCTTTTTGCCTTGAACAAATCCTGGGCGATAATCAGTATTCTTAGCAAATATATCTATTTCAAATTCAGAAGAACTAATTACAAGTCTCAAATCCTCAGTATTGCTAGTTTTTATTTCTAACATTCCACGTTCTGATTCTCTAATCGCTTTGATAAACGCTCCGAAATTGACTTGTATCGTTGATTTCTCTTTTATTTCAAAGCCTGCTTCTTCTGCTTTAGTAGTGAGTTTAATTTCAGAAGAAATATTAGTTGAAATTGATTTTCCAAATAGATATAGGCTTGTACTTTTTGCAGATAGCGTAAGCATCTCACCACTTCTTAAAAAAGCATTCATTTTATTTAAAGCTGCAAGTAATGATTGTTGATTAATTATAATTTTCATCTGATATGTACCAATTTCCACTTTTTGCCAGTCATCTTAGCTCTGTTTTCCGCACATCTACGAGAACAAAATTTAAGTTTTTCTCCCTCAATTTTCCAATGCTCTTTCCCAAGTACTTGAGAATCACAAAAGTCACATTCAAACATTTTCATTTTTTATTTTCCTTCCACAACTATTTTTGCTTCTTGTTCTGTCAGTAAGTGAGTAGTATAATTTCTAATTTCCTTAAAAATAAAATTTCCACCATCTGTTTTTGAAATAAACTCAGCCACATTCCCATTAGATAGCGTAAAAATTTCTGTTGGATCAATTACAAGGCTAGTTTGTCTTTTACGCTTACCGCTTCGAACTGTTCCCAAAATCTTCATGTGCTGCTGTTTTTCTTTCCTTAATCTAATTTCTTGCTCAATTCTAGCTTCAGCAATATCAGCGAGTTCTTTCTCATTGAAGTAATCTTTAAGTTTCCTTGACATAATTGCTGTTGGTAGAGTATCACGAGTTACACAACCTCTTAAGGATTGAGTTAGTTTCTTCATATCGTCCCGCGAATATTTTTGTGTTTTTTTAAGCGTATGATAAAACTTCCACTGACCGTCATACCAAAAATTATCTGCAATTCTTTTAAAAAACATTCGTTTGGTACGATTAAAAACTTCTTCGTTCATTTTTTCTCTCCAATAAATTCAATTCCTAAAACAAGCATATCTTTAGAGAATTTTACCCATCTACGATTGATTTGTTCCCAAAATTCCAATGCTGCTTGTGTATCTGGGAAATCTGAACCAAATTGAATTGGTTTATAATCTTCAAAGAATCCAGCAGCATTTATCCTGACCAAAACTCGGTCTGCTTTATCTTCGGTTACTGGTATCCATTGTTTATTTTGGAATTGAAAATATTTATTATCTTCAAAAGCAACTACTTCAAATTCTTGGCCAAGAAATGATGACAAGGATCTATTCTTTAATTCATCAACTTGGCGCGTGACTGCAATAAATCGAGTATGATTAAGTGCCACATTCAAAAATTGAAGTAACTCTAGCTTGATTTCTACTGCCATTTCTTACCCCTCAGTTCCATTCCATGGACCATCTAAAGGAATATAGAAATCTTCCTGCTTTTTAAGCTTTGGTGAAAAGCGTTCTTGTTCCCTATCTTTTACCATTTTTGGTGTTGTCACTCCCTCTTGGCGCCAATTTCTAAGTATTGCCTTAATATAATTCATGTTTACTTTTCGGTTTAATACAGATTCCCTAAGTGCTAACTTAATAAGCTCTACTTCGTAGTGATCTTCAAATAACCAAGCTCTAAGTTCATCTATTGCAGTTGGACTTATCATTCCCATCTCTTGCTCAAATATTGGGATGAGTTTTTTTAATTTTCCATCAGAATTTTTATTTTGATTTTCTTTATTCTTATTAGAACTATTATTATTAGAATTATTAACTGTGTTATTAGATGTGTTATTATATTGTGTTATTATCTGTGCAGTTTTTTTCATGGGGCTCATGCAATTTTCTTCATGAGGGTCTTGCATTTTATTTCGTGACCCTCCTGCAATTTTTTTCATGGGGGTCATGAAATTATTTTCATGTGGTTCAATGTAAATTTCACGTCTTTCAACCTCTTTACTATTCTCTTTGTAAAAAAGTTCAGTTCTGATATATCCATAATCTTTCAGTGCAGATAATGAATTATTGATAGTTCGCAAAGAAACTTCGTATTTATCCGCAAGTTTCTGATTACTAATCCATGCATATCCATTAATATTAGCTAATGCTGATAATTCCCCATAAATTAACCTTGCAAGTGGTGTCAACTTATTATCATGTAGTACTTGTGCAGGAAGAATAATATAATAATTTACACCCTCAAATTGGCTTTCTTTTATTATTTCTGACATTTAAAACCTCCTAAAATGGTAAGTCATCATCACTAATTTCTGTACCTGGAATTTCATGAGGAGTGTCACGCGCAAAATTAGGTGCCGTTCCCATGAGTGAATCATCATTTTGTTTTGTTCCACCTTTACTTTCCAGCATTTGGAAACTGTCAGCAACTACTTCTGTGATATAAACTCGTTGTCCTTGCTGATTTTCATAGTTTCGTGTTTGGATTCTACCAGTTACTCCAATCAAAGTTCCTTTTTAGCCCAATTTGCCAAATTTTCGGCTTGCTGACGCCAGATAACACAATTTATGAAGTCTGCTTCACGTTCTCCGTTTGCGTTCTTAAATTGACGATTAACAGCCAAACTGAAAGTTGCTACTGCTTGATTTTGTGGTGTATACCTTAATTCTGGATCTCGTGTAATACGCCCCACTAATACGACATTATTTATCATTTTGTTTTTCCTCTAGATTTATTGATCTACTCATATTCGCAAGCTCTTTCCCTAATTGTTTGTGATTCATAGTTAATAGAATATTTCTTACCGTACTAGGAAAATGTATATTTGTAGTATTCTCAAATTCTTTAATTAGTTTTCTTTTTACTTCTGCAGCAGAACGTACTACAGTAAAAGGAATATTTCGCTTGCTCCACTTTTTAATCATAGGATTGCTCCTGCAAAAATTAACTTCTCTTTGAAACTTAGTTCTCTAAGAGTTTTTGGGTCTAAAACTTTGTATCGTTCAGAAGCCCATTGTGCGCCGAAGCGTCTTACTTGTTCTAAAAAATACTGGGGTCTTACAGTTGCTGCATTTACATCAGTCATTGATTTTTTCTCCAATCGTTGTTATAATCGAAGTAGATACTGTCCAAAAGTTTCTACTAGTCTCATTTCGTATGAGACTTTTTATTTTTAAAAATCTATAAATGGCATGTTTTCCATCGCCTTAGCATTTAGCCACTCTTTATAAATGGTTTTGTTTATATAAATTTCTTTTGATGTTACTGCCGCATAGCCATTCATAAAGCGGGAATCTTTACGCATATCATTATTAATTCTTCTATGGTACGTTGATTCGCTCATTTTAAATTCTTTGATAAATTTTTGTTTACTGACCCAGATTTTATTTCCTTCTGGGTCTTTTTCATCTAAATTTAAAGCCATATTAAACCTCCCAGATTATTAAATTTCCATTTGCTAGTTCAAAAGCCTTTTTTAAACTAATCACGCGCTCTTTTATTTCTCCAGTTTGTTTGTTTACAATTAAGTAGATACTGTCCATGCTCTACTCCTTTCTGAAATATTAATCAAATTCTATTTGCATATTTGTATTTCTAATAGAAATCATTGTGTTATAAGATGGTTGCCAAGATTTTGTGTAGGCTATCGCTTCATCGTATTGACTTAGTGGAATCGCATCATATCGTGGAACTCCAAAGTTATCTTTAAAATCTCTACCAAACTCTGAAAATACTTTTCTTCCCAATTCATGGTATGCTTTAGAATCTTTTCCTCCTAAAAAACGAATAATGTGTATATTCCGTGTATTATTGAGAATTGCAGCATTAGTTGCTGGAAGTCCAAATCGTTCTGTCAGGTCAGTAACCTTGTCTTGGACTTCAACGAGTTCTTGTTTAACACTTCCATAACCCGTTGCAATCGCAGCAATTTGTTGGTCAAGTGTCATCGGTAGTTGCTGTAATTTAAGTTCTTTTTCACAAGCTATAAAATAGTCGCGAATTTCTCGACTTTTTTTCGTTTGACTTTGCATTGCTAAATGTTTTGCATTATCAGCCGTAACAGCATAATCTTGAAGCTGCTGAACTTTATCTGGAAATTTTGGGTTATAGGGTGCAGTCGTAACTACCCCCTCGAAATCTTCATGTTCAATAAGAAGTCTTGAATTTTGAATCCACCATTCAGCAAACCTTGTTTTAACCCCAAGAATTTTATGTAGTTCTCTCGCACTCACTACTTGCTCATTATTTTTATTTTTAGTGATCTTAATTAATTCGTTCACTTTCATGAACTCCTTTCTGTTAATAATTTCCGTAAAAAGTTTATTTATCATGAACTTTTGCATTAAAAAAATATTTAGAAATATCTTTAGGGTCTATATCCAAAACATGAATTGCTTTTAATATCTCATCATCTTTCCAACTCACTTTATCATTCAATTTGAGAGAGATACTTCTTTCTGAAAGTCCCATTGCTATTGAAAAATTATATTGTGTCCCACATTTCTCTGTAATTTTTCCAAGCAAAGACGAATAATCATAGCTCATAGAAAACTCCTTTCTTTTTTTGTTCACGTTTCATGAACTTTACATTTAACAGTTTAACACCTTAATTTATCTTTGTCAACAAAAAAGTTCATGTAAAATGAATCTTTTTATTGA